CGTAGTGGTATAAACATATTAATCCGGGCTTTCCGGTGTATCAAACTGTCCCGGCAGACAACATGCAAGATTGATACGCCTTTAACTGCATGAAGGAAAACATCATGGGATTCGCAACTCACCTTGGCCCTTGGCTCTTGGGCACTGTCCGTAACACAACCGGCACTACTGTTGGTACTATTGAAAACTGTGGTGCAACCATGGTTTCTCAAACATTTAAAAAGAACTACGCTGGGCAAGCCGCTTCCGCGACTACTGACACCATTTGCGTGTTGCCTGCTGGCGCTCAAATTCAGTTCATCCACATCGACACTTTGGTTGCGTTTACCGGCTCTACAGCCGCTAACGTACAAATCGGTGATGGTTCTACAGCCAACTTGTATTGGTCTTCTACAGACGTTACATCTCAAGGTCGTGCCGCTGTTAGTAACGCCTCTACTAAGTTAGCTAACTGGTCTGGTGCGGCTACTACTGCTTCTCCTAACGGTGCTGGTGTTGGCGCAACAGACGTAAAAATTGTTGCCACAATGACCCCAACTGTTGCCGCAGTGACTGCTGGTACTGTTCAGTACACAATCATCTACACTGTTGCCAACTCTGACGGCAATCAATTCCCAGCATCTGCTTAATTGATCTAGGGGGCTTCGGCCCCCGTTTACAAGGAGATTAATTATGATGCAAACAGACGTTAAATCAGGACACCTTAACAACTCAGGTTTTGCGGTGTTAGGGCGAAACCGTCTTAGAGCCATATCTATGGTTGGCACGGCTACGGCTGGAACGCTGGACATTTTTGATACTGTTACTGCACCTGTTTCTGCTACATACGCAAGAACTGCCGCAGTTATTACAGTTACAAAGGTGGCTCACGGGTTGGTTACTGGGGATGTAGTTGGGTTGGCTTTTGCAACAGCAAGTGGATCATCCGGCACAAACGGTAATTACTCAATCACACGTACAGGCGCAGACACTTTTACAGTTACAGACATTAACTCTGGAACTATAGCTGGTGGAACAGCGGCAACATATTCATCACTATGGATTGCCAGCTACGACACTGGTGCGGCTGACTTGTTTGGTAATTTTGCGTTCATTCCCGGAGAAGGGATACTTGTTAGAAACGGTATCTACTTAAACATGAGTAACTTACTTTCCGCTAATATTTATTATGGCTGAAACAAAACAGGCAACATTGACGGGGCGTAAGCTGTTTATAGGCATTCCAGCCTATGACGGCAAGCTAAACATCAAGACCGCATTTGCTCTGGCGCAGTTAATGCCCAAAGCAATGAGTCTTGGTGTGGCCGTCACGTTGTCTGATTTGTCTAATTGCTCAATCATTACCATGGCACGTAATGCCTTGGTACACGAATTCTTAAAGACAGACTGCACAGAGCTTCTGTTTATTGATGCGGATGTAATCGTCACGCCAGACGACATCATGCGTTTGATGGCCCAAAGTGGTGGCATGGATATAACTGCTGGCGCATACCCACGCAGAGCTAAGGACGCTAAGTTCTTTGCGGATGTTTACTTTGACGACAGTGGCGACTTAGAGTTCAAAGGCTCTTTGATGCGTTTAAAACGTGCACCTACGGGGTTCATGTTAATCCAGCGTCATGTCATTGAGCAGATGGTATTTGCACATCCAGAATGGACTTACGAGAAGTCCCCAACAGAGAAGATGTCGGCAGTGTTTGACTTTGCCATTGTGGACGGTAAGTATGTTGGTGAAGACTACTTGTTCTGCGATAGAGCAACGCAGATGGGCTTTACCGTATACATAGATGTGGACATTAGCCTACCTCACGTAGGTCAAGAAGTGTTTGAGCGCAACTTCCGTGAAGAAGTTGTAATGCCAATGCTTGAGAATATCTATCATTCCAAACTGAAAGTTGTAAATGGCTAAAGCAACTCCAAAGAAAAAAGGCCCATCATTGGCTATTGGCCGTGGTGAGAAATTACCAGCATCAAAAGGTGCTGGACTGACGGCCAAAGGCCGAGCCAAATACAATGCCGCAACAGGCAGTAATTTAAAAGCTCCACAACCTCAAGGTGGTGCAAGGAAAGATTCCTTTTGTGCTCGGATGTCAGGAATGCCCGGGCCTATGAAAGATGAAAAAGGTAGGCCTACTCGTAAGGCGGCTTCTCTTGCGAGGTGGAAATGCTAGATTTAAACACCGCATGGTCAGCAATCCTTACTCTTGTAATCGGATTGCTTGGCTACATGACGAATGAAAAGTTCAGGGAACTGGCTCGTGTCACTATCCTGTTGAACAAAACCCGTGAGGAGGTTGCCCGTGATAACGTTACTCAAGCAGAAGTGGATCGAATTACGAACCACATTGACCAACGCTTTAACAAGCTTGAAGCAAAGATTGACCAGCTTATTCAAAAAGGCTGACGATGCCGAGCGTAAGTAAAAAGCAACACAATTTCATGGAAGCGGTGGCTCATAACCCATCGTTCGCCAAGAAAGCAGGAGTCCCACAGTCCGTGGGGAAAGATTTTTCAGCGGCTGACAAGGGCCGTAAATTTTCTAAAGGTGGCGATATGAAACATTCAGACGTAAAAATGGACAAAGGCATGATGCAAAAGGCTGTGAATAAACACGAAGGCCGTTTGCACAAAGGTCAGCCTATGACCAAGCTTGCTAAAGGCGGCATGGCTCCATCCAAAATGGGCGCAGTAAAAACAGCGGCTCCTAGCCGTGATGGTGTTGCATCAAAGGGTAAAACCAAAGGTGCAATGGTTAAGATGTCTAAAGGCGGCAGATACTGCTAAGGATTAATCATGAAAAAACCTATGAAGTTTAAACGCTACGAAGGTGGCGGCGAAATTAGCGGAGCAGTTGATCCTAAAGAGGCCGCCGACAAAGAGGCTGGCCTTACGGCATCTAAAGGTGATGATGTAGGCTTCTTCCAGCGTTTACGCATGGGCAATATAGACGATCCTAGCTCTGAGGCATACAAACGCTTCGGTGCTGGCCGTGGACGCTCAGAAATGCCTGCCGCAACTCCCGCCGAAGTTGAAAGACCTAGGCCTGTGGTTCGCCCACCTGCATACCCTAATCCTATTTTTGCAGAGGGTAGAAGGCAAGGTATGCGTCAACCATCCGGTGATGCAAGTGTTGCTGAAGACTATGCAAACCGCCCACGTAATCCAGAAGCAATCATGGAAGCTGACAATCCAAGAAAGACAGCCCCCAAGCCAACCGCTCCTAAACCTTCTGCATCAAAAACTGAAAGCAAGATTGACTCAGCGCCTAAAGCGCCAGCTTATGTCCAACGCTACACAGAAGAAATGATGGAAGCGGATAACCCAAGAAGCGTTAAGGCTGAAAAAGCGCCAGCGGAAAAAGCAAAGCCTGCCGCTCCACCCCCTAGCGCACCTAAAGGTAAGTCTAAAGAGATTTTTACGCCGGAAAATATTGCCAATATAAAATCTGCATCTGAAAAAGTTAAAGGCGCGGGTTCATCTGTTGCTGATTACTTCAGCAACCTTGAAACACCAGCAAAACGTAAAGCAAGAGAGCAAAAAGAAAAGGCCGAAAAAGGATCTTATGCTAGTGGTGGTTCTGTAAGTTCAGCCTCTCGTCGTGCCGATGGTATTGCCACTAAAGGCAAGACCCGTGGCAAAATTTGTTAAGGAGTTTAATATGGCATTTCCACTTGGTTTTCCAGCTCTTGCCGCAGGTATGATGGGTTCCGGTCTTTACGGTATAAAAAGAGTGGCTGAAGTTGAAGAAAAAAAGAAAAATGCTGGCAAAGACAAGCGCGAAGCTGAAGCTGAAATGAAGCGTGAGTCTCGCGGTATTGAAAAGCCAGCTAACTTTGACGCAATGCAAGAATCTATCCAAGAGGCTAAAGACGCTAAAGATCGTAAGAAAATTAGCGACATGGGCTACGCTAATGGTGGCAAAGTTTCTTCTGCGTCTAAACGTGCTGATGGTTGTGCAACCAAAGGTAAAACCAAGGGCACAATGATTAAAATGAACTACGGCGGGAAGTGCTAACCATGATGGCAAGTCGTGGAATGGGAGCCGTTCTCCCAAGCAAAATGCCAAAAGGCTCTAAAAAAGCCCGAAGGGATGACACTGACTTTACTCAGTTTGATATGGGTGGGTCTGTATCTGACAAAGAGAAAGAAGAAGCGGTTAAGTTTGGCGTTGAAAATCCACGTTTAAACTTGGATAAAAATGCAAAAGAACTGGCTGGTCGTTTAACTGCCGAAAAACAATTGGATAAAAACACTTCTTTGCAGGCTTATCTAGATGCAAAGATGGATAAACGTGGCGCTGGGGTACAAGGCGGTGGTGTTAAGTTGACACACCGATTTGCTGAAGGTGGCAAAGTAAAGTCCAAAGTAAATGAATCTGGCAACTACACCAAGCCTGAGTTACGTAAACGGATCTTTAACAGCGTTAAAGCCGCCGCAGTACAGGGCACAGGCGCAGGCCAGTGGTCGGCTCGTAAGGCTCAGTTAATGGCTAAACGCTACAAAGCCGCAGGCGGTGGTTACAAATGAAAGCACCGCAAAAGTCTCTTAAAGACTGGGGCGACCAGAAGTGGCGCACCAAGTCTGGTAAACCGTCTAGCAAGACGGGTGAGAGATATTTGCCTGAAGCGGCTATTAAGTCTTTATCTCCGCAAGAATATGCGGCTACAACCAAAGCCAAACGTGCCGGTAAAGCATCTGGCAAACAGTTTGTAGCCCAACCCAAAACAATAGCAAAGAAAACGGCAGGATTTAGATGACCACTACCGGCTCAACCCTATTCAATATGGACTTCACGGAGATTGCCGAGGAAGCGTGGGAGAGGGCTGGCCGGGAAATGCGTTCAGGCTATGACTTGCGTACAGCACGTAGGTCAATGAACCTAATGACCATTGAGTGGCAGAACAAAGGTATTAACATGTGGACGATGGAGCAGGGGTTTATTAACCTGACTGCGGGATTGCCTACATACGCCCTGCCAGTGGATACCATTGACCTGTTAGAGCATGTTATCCGTACAGGGCAGAATACAGCTTCTACACAGGCAGACTTAACCATCAGCCGTATTAGTGTTTCTACCTATGCAACCATCCCAAACAAGCTCCAACAAGCAAGACCTATCCAAGTCTGGATTCAAAGGCTTTCTGGACAGGTTAACCCAACGTCTTCGACGTTATCTGGAACCATCACCTCCACGGCGGACACGATCACGCTTAACACGGTGGTTGGGTTAGCAGGCTCTGGTTTTATCCGTATTGATTCTGAAGATATCTACTACACCTACGTCACAGGCAATACCCTTGGTGGTGTGTACCGTGGTCAGAACAATACAACTGCCGCCGCTCATACAACTGGGACTGCAATCTATGTTCCTCAGTTACCTGCGGTAACTCTCTGGCCTACGCCAGATAACAGCACCCCGTATCAGTTTGTGTACTGGAGACTGCGCCGGGTTCAGGATGCTGGCGCTGGTGTAGAAACCGCAGACATGAACTTCCGTTTCTTGCCATGCTTGGTTGCTGGATTGGCATACCACATTGCAATTAAGACACCAGATTTAATGCCTCGCATTCAAATGCTTAAGCAAATCTATGATGAGACATTTGAGATAGCGGCAGGGGAAGACAGGGAGAAAGCCCCATCTAGGTTTGTGCCCCGTCAGATGTATATCGGTGGATCCTAATGAGTAATCGTTTTGCTTCTGGCAAAAAAGCGATTGCAATGTGTGATCGCTGTGGTCAGCAGTTTTTACTTAAGACGCTTAAGACTGAGATCATTAAGCAACGCAAGTATCAATTGTTGGTTTGCCATGAATGCTGGGATCCAGATCAACCTCAGTTAATGTTGGGAACATTCCCTGTAGAAGATCCTCAGGCTTTGCGTAACCCACGCAGAGACACAACGTATGTAACGGCTGGTACAAACGGTCTACAACTTTATCCTGTGGATAGTCCAAGTGGTGGATTTGTAACTGGTGGTTCTCGGGACATTCAGTGGGGCTGGAATCCGGTTGGCGGAGCCAGTAATTTTGATGCTGGTATGACACCAAACTATTTGGTGGCAACCACATTTGTTGGTACAGTACAGGTATCTTAAGGAGTTTAAACATGGCATACACAAGATCAGCCGACGGCATTGCTAAAAAGGGCAAAACCGAGGGCAAAAACTTAGGCAATAGTGGCCCGACCGCAAAAGAAATCATGGGCGGCAAGAAGACTGCTGGCGTTACAGGCATGGAAATGCGTAAGGTCGGTCGTAACTTAGCCCGTGCAATGAATCAGAAGCGAGGCTAATCATGGCTACATATAGCAAGAAAATGATGGGCAAAGAAGTTGGCGATGCCGCAGTCTATGCCAAGCCACACACTATGACTGGTAAAGAAGTTAAAGCTTCTACCAATCCCGGCAAAGAACCTAATCGTAGCAAGCTTGATACGCTTGATATGAGCGTTGGTGCTTTCAGCAAGTCTGCTGGTGATGAGCAACCCAAGACAACTGGCATCAAAGTTCGCGGCACAGGTGCGGCGACTAAAGGTTTGATGGCTCGTGGCCCGATGGCTTAAGGTTTAAACAATGGCACTGACATACGCTCAACTTGTTGCCGCTGTAACTGATTACACGCAGAACACGTTCGATACGACGACCATCAATACGATGATCAAGCAGGCGGAGCAACGCATCTATAACACGGTGCAGATTGCCAACTTGCGTAAGAACGTAACGGGCGTATTGGCTACGGGTAATAAGTACTTGGCTTGTCCAGAAGACTTTCTGTCAACGTATAGTCTTGCCATATACCCAGCCTCAGGCACGGGTGATTACCTTTACTTGCTTAACAAGGATGTGAACTTCATGCGTGATGCATATCCTAACCCTGCGACCACAGGAAAGCCTAAGCATTACGCCATTTTTGGCCCACAGTCAGCAAACGTTAATGAGTTGTCGTTCATCCTTGGCCCAACGCCAGATGCCAACTACAACGCAGAACTTCATTATTACTACTACCCAGAGTCAATCTGCACCACAACAACCACATGGTTGGGTGATAACTTTGACTCTGCGTTACTGTATGGCACGTTAGCCGAAGCAGGAACATACATGAAGAGCGCACCAGAAGACGGTATGTACAAACTGTACCAAGAACGGTACGTTCAGGCTATTGCACTCCTCAAGAACTTGGGTGATGGCAAGCAACGCATGGATGCTTATCGTGACGGTCAGGTGAGGGTTCCTGTGTCATGAGCAGTATTGTCCAAACCCAAACGACTAGCTTTAAAACAGAGCTATATACAGGCGTTCATAACCTATCTACCAATACGTTAAAGATCGCCCTGTATACGGCTAATGCTGATTTAAACGAAGCAACCACTGTTTACACGACCGCCGCAGAGGTAACGGGTACAGGATACGTTGCGGGGGGTGTAACCCTGACTGGCGTAACCATTAACTCTTCTGGGTATACGGCTTATGTAGATTTTGCCGATGTGGTGTTTAACGCATCCGTGACGGCTCGTTGTGCTCTGATCTACAACGTTACTCAGGGTAATAAGTCTATTGCCGTGTTGGACTTTGGGTCTGACAAAACTTCATCCAATTTCACCATCACAATGCCTGCTAACACAGCAACGGCGGCATTGATTCGTTCTTCTAACTAAGGAGTCACCATGACTATCGACAAAATGACCGCCACCGACATGGTGCAAGCTACAACTAAATACAACACAATGCCTGAAGACACAATGTCTATTCAAGGCCACTACACCGCTGTTTGCTACAGCGTAGATGGTTTTGTTAAGTGGGCCGATGACATTGAGAACTTGGTTACGACTGTAGGCAAGAACTTTACACTGGACACCACGCTGGGTAATACCGCTGGCGGCGCAGTTGTAATGGGTCTTAAAGGTACAGGTACAGCGGTTGTAGCCGACACGCAAGCTTCTCACGCAAGCTGGTTAGAGGTTGGTTTGGCTAACGCTCCCACATACTCAGGTAACCGTCCTACGCCATCATTTAGCGCGGCTTCTGCTGGTAGCAAGACTACATCTTCTGCGGTGTCGTTCTCTATTACCAGCACTGGCACGGTCGCAGGTTGCTTTATCAACATTGGTGGTAGCGCAACTAAAGACTCAACAACTGGAACATTGTTCTCCGCTGGAGACTTTTCTAGTTCTAAAGCTGTTGTTTCTGGCGACACAATTGCGGTCACTTACACTGCTACATTGACCTGATATGGCTAATGGGTGGGGTGATAATGCTTGGGGCGATCTAGGCTGGGGTGGCGAAACCACCTACGAAGTCAGCGTCACCGAGTCCCTCACCACAGCCACGGCATGGGGTCAAGACACTTGGGGGTCTGGTGTTTGGGGCGGTACAGTACCGTTTGAAGAAACCCAGACCGTCCAATTTACGGCTAATGCGTCTATAACTGAGACAGCGGCTATATCTGATAGCCAAACTGCAATCACTGCGTTTACTGGATCGGTCACTGAAACAGCGGCTATTACGTCTACCGAGTCGGCTACGGCGGCATTTGCGGCGGCTATTACAGAGACTGCGGTTACATCGACTACGGAAGATGCAATAACCAGCTATACGGTTTCTGTCACAGAGACATCGGCTACATCAACGACCGAAGCGGTGGCGGCAACATTTGCCAAGTCCATAACTGAGACTGCGGCAACTTCAACTACAGAATCTGTGGCGGCTACGTTTGCCAAAGATATTACTGAAACGGCGGCGTTAACGGATTCAAATACAGCGACTACAGCGTACACGGCTACAGTATCTGACTCTGTAGCCACAAGCACAACTGAGTCTGCCACGGCTAATTTCCCAGTCTCTATTACTGAGACTAACCCAATCTCAACAGTTGAAGAGGCTGTTGCCACGTTCTTGGGTGACATTACCGAGTCAATGGCTATCTCAGAACAGCAGTTGTTTACATGGCTGGCTGAGATCATTGAGACAATCGCTACGTCTGACGCTACAACGGTTGGAACGTATTACACAGAATTTATTGCA